TTGATATGGGTGTTGAACCATTTAGATTTATTCATTGGAACTGCCAAGCAATACCAAAAGGAGTATTAAATGTCGTTCAAGAAAAATAAATATAAAGTATTAAGAGGAGCTATAACTCCTGAAGTAGCTGAGTTTATCTATGCTTACTTTTTAAATAAGAGAACAACAGCTAGATTTTTATTTGATCAAAAATATCTGTCTCCATTTAACACGGAACACGGTGTGTGGAATGATGAACAAGTACCTAATACTTATTCACACTATGGTGATATGGCAATGGAAACATTACTGGGTATGTTAAATAAAAAAATGGATAAAGAAACGGGATTAAAGTTATGTCCTACTTATTCCTATGCAAGAATTTATAAAAAAGGAGATATTTTAGCTAGACACAAAGATAGATATTCATGTGAAGTATCTACTACGTTAAACCTAGGTGGTGAGCCATGGCCAATTTATTTAGATCCAACTGGAAGAAAAGGACAAGCTGGAATTAAAATAGAACTAGAACCAGGTGATATGTTAATTTATTCTGGTTGCGATGTTGAGCATTGGCGAGAACCTTTTGAGGGTAAAGATTGTGCACAAGTATTTTTACATTATAATAATTTAAAAGGTAAAGATGCTAAAGCTAATCAATATGATAAGAGACCTATGTTAGGTTTACCTAGTTATTTTAAAGGCTTTACAGTACCTAAAAAATAATATATAATTTAAGCTTGTAAGGGGAGGACCCACCACGAAATCCCCTTGCTTTAAACCTATTGAATTTCCTTACAATCTGATATACTACCTAATAAACAGGTTTTTATATGCTACAAAAATTAGGTATTGTTCCAGGATTTAATAAACAAGTTACCGAAACAGGGGCCGAAGGGCAATGGTTTGAGGGTGATAATGTACGTTTTAGATACGGTAATCCAGAAAAAATAGGTGGTAGTTCTCAATTAGGAGACAATAAACTTACAGGTGCAGCAAGAGCACTTCATCATTGGGACGATAATGCTGGTATTAAATACGCAGCCATAGGAACTAATAGAATTCTATATGCTTTTTCTGGTGATACTTTTTATGATATACACCCTATTAGAGTAACTTTAAACGGATGTACTTTTACAAGTAATGCAGCGACAATTACTGTTACCTGTCAAGCAGATCACGGATTAGCTGATAATGATATAGTTTTATTTGATAGTGTTACTATCCCTGCGGGATCTAGTGTATCAGCAGCTACTTTTGATGACATAAGATTTATGGTTACATCGGTTCCAACTTCTACAACTTTTACAATTACGTTACCGGCAAATATTACCGGCACAACTTT